AATTTTCTCAAGATCGATTATTTTTTTAATATAAGACCAAGTTTTTTCAGCATTAATTAAATTTTTATCAACTGTTCCATCATTAATAACTCCATCGAGGATATTAAGAAATAGATTGGTTAATGCAGCTGCATCTTCTACCTGAATTTTAATTAAAATAGAAAAAACAAGCTCATAGAGCCATTCTCTATATTCATTAATAGGATTTTTAACGGATGGGTAAAGTTGTACTACTTCCATAGTTGCCTTTTTAAATAAGCATCCATTAAAGTCTTCTGTGTAAATCCAGTCAATATACCAATTAAATAAGCTTCTGAGTTGAACTAAAGGTAGGTCATTGGTATTGATTCTTTCTAATATAGCAGACTGTATATCAGAATTTCTTTTGTAAAGGCATGATTCTATTAGCTTTTCCTTTGAAGGAAAATACTTATAGAATGTCATCTTTGCAACATTGGATTCAGCAATAATTCTGTCCACTCCAATAGAGTTATAGCTTTTTTCATTAAAAAGGGCAGTTGCTGTTTTTATAATAGTGTCTCTTTTTGACATCGATTTCCCCGTAGTAAATCTTTTGAAATCCGTTTCTTTTTTAAGGCTAGTGCTCTGGCAAAAGTCAGTTTAATCATATTGAAAACGCTAATGTAATACAACATGTGAGAGCCTAAAAAAATAGTATTTTTCGATATTAATTGTTATTTGATTCATTAAAAAAATTCATTAAATTATCCATTGATTTGTAGTAATAATAAACCTAATATCAAATTGTTTAGGGATGAGTATACAATTTTATTTAGTAGCAAATGAATGCACGATTAAAATAATGGGGAACTCATAACCTAACTATAAGAATTAATTTGTTATTGAGAATGATTATGTCAAAAAAATTTGAAGATTTCGATAATCCAAGACAAAAGGCATTACTGGGGATGAAGAATAGTATTCCTACAGAACAGTGGGAAGAAAATCTAAAATTTCTCAAACAATTAAGAGCGAGAATTGCTGAATTACCAGTATGTAAACATCCGGCGATCGAAGTTTTAAATAATGGATTGCTTGATAAATTCACTTTAACAAGAATTCATTTAGAATATCGTCATGCGATTGTTCAGATCTTTACTGATGCCTTATTAATGGCCCAGTTCCAGACAAAACAATTGGAGCCTAAACTCCATTCTGGAGCTAAAATGTTTCCACGTGTTTTATTAAGTTTAAATGTACTTGATGAATTTGGTTTTAGACCAGGAACAGATCCGGACAATTATTATCTAGGTAATCCGGAGTATGCGCATTATCCTTTATATGAAGATTTATTGAATGATTATGGTTTGAGTGAGAAGGACCGTAGAGAGTATCAACCTTCAAAAATTGCAGATCAGGTAAGAAATTTTCTAGAATCATCTTATGATAGTTATATTAAAGTAGTTGCTTTACTTGCAGTGGCCGAAGAAGAAGTGATTCTTTTTAGCCCACCACTTCGTGAAGCGACTAAGGCTATTGGTGTAGATGTTGAAGGTGGCGGCTATTACCATGTTCATGGGGTATCTACTGACGAAACCTCAGAAGCAGCAGATGATGATCATGAAGATGATCTCTGGTTTGCGTTAGCGCAAGCAATAACTAAAGAAGACTATGAGAGCTTAACAACGCTTTGTATGGATTATTGTGCTTTATGGAATGAGTTTTGGGATGCACAAATTGCTGATATTCACTACTTAGAAGCAAAGAAGTTAGCATAACTTGTATTCATAGTAAGACGAATAATTGATAAAAACTAAAAAGCCTATTCATATATGAATAGGCTTTTTTAATACTTTAAATCCAGCCCATCTATAAACTAATAACCTGAAGTATTTCATTTAATACATTATTTGCATCTGTGGGAAATGATAGAATTACGAAAGTCAGTAAGTTGATATGTATGGGGCTTAAAAACATGCATCCTATAAGTGTGAATAAATGAATACATTCATATACAGCTATCTGAAATTTTTAACCTATTGAAAGTACAAAGGTTTAAGTCTTGTTCCAACCATTTACAATCCAAACCAGATTAGGCGGATTCTACTTCTTTTATAATACGCCTGTGGTTTTTGTATTTTTATTAAAGTTAATTAAAACAAAGGTTTATTATTGGAAAATGACGTATTTTATGGTTAACTAAAAATGCTTGTAGACTATTTGTAGACTGTTGAGAAACATGGTTAAATCAAAGTTCGCTAAAACAGGTTTAAGACATGAAACTCAACAAATCTACTGTTGATGCTATTCCATTAACTGAAAAAGGTCAAAAAATATATAGAGATGCAGAACTGATCGGTTTTGCTGTTCGGGTAACTAATAAAAGTAAAACCTATATTGTTGAAAGGAGGCATGAAGGTGAACTCTATCGAGTGACAATTGGTAAAACCACCGATATTCCTGCAACAAATGCTCGAGCAAAAGCTCAGATGATTCTGGCGAAAATTTCAAACAATGAATATGAAAAGCCTATCAAATTAAAGAATGTTGCTAATCCTTTAGATATTACAGTGAATGAAGCTCTTCAAATTTATATTGATAGAAATGACTTTAGGCCGAAAACAATTAGGCAATACCATAAATACTTTGATTTATATTTAGGGTGGGGCAACAAAAAACTTTTCCAGATATCTAAGCAAGAAGTATTGGATCGATTTATTGAGGTATCAGAAGTAAGTGAGTCGTCAGCAAATGGTGCTGTATCTCTATTAGGTACCTTATGGAAGTATATTCATGTTCTTTATTCAACAGATGAGAACCCGATCCTTAAAAGTAATCCAGTTGACATTATTTCCGTAACAAGAGGTTGGAATAAAATAGCAAGTAGGGATAGACATCTCCATAAAGACATCATTCACAAATATTACAATGCAGTGCTCCATTATGAAGATGAGTTGAATCTGGAAAATACTGCTAGGTCAAACACGCATCGGGATATCGTATTGATGTGCATGTATACGGGATGCCGTAAACAGGAGGCATGTTGCTTAAAGTGGGCTGATGTAGATATTAAAAATGGTACTTTAACTTTTAGAGATACCAAAAATGGTTCAGATCATACTTTTCCTATTGGTGATCATCTACACAGTATTTTGCGTGAACGTTGGTTATTAAGAGAAAACGATTGGGTTTTCCCAGCTACTAAGATGCCTACTTCGTGGAATATGCATGCGACTAAGGTAGATACATTATTGAATAGAGTGGGTAAGGAAGTTGACTATTACGTTTCAATGCATGATTTCCGCCGTACATTTGCCACTATATGCAACCTTTTAAGATTTAATATTTATGTGACAAAAAGACTTCTTAATCACACGGCTAAACCAAGAATTGATGTGACAGGTGGTTATGTTCAAATTCCAGATGAGGAATTAAGAGCTTCGATGAATATGATTGAGGCGGTTTATCAAGGCAAGATTGATTGCTTTAATTACCAATCTGTCTGGGCAGAAAGATTAAAAGAAATAAAGGCGGTCTAAACCGCCTTTAATCAAATAACTAATTTAAGTTTAGAAGGATTTTGTGGCTGTAAATCTAATTGCGTAATTTTATTTAATAGATCTAGAGATATATTTAATTCATTAGCTATATCAATTGCTGAAATTCCTTTTTTACTTAAAGCTTTGAAACATGTATTTAGTAAAGTTGGAACTTCTTTAGGTATTTCATGATCTTCTGATTCTAAAATAGCCTCACCAGTACGCTTCAAATGAATAAAGCCACTACGATAACTTGTTTCATTTAAAAGATCTAAAGATTTAGCTCTATAGAGCAAAGCTGCCTTACTTATTTTCCAATTTGTTTTCATCTCACTTAATTTATTCCAATTAAATCTACCATTAAAGCAATTACGGAAATGAGAAATCATCATTTCTTGTGGAATAAGTAAAGCACTAGCAAATCGATGCGCTTGCGACTCAGTGAGAGTGTCACCTGTAACACAACCATCATGTAGTACAAGATGTCCTAATTCATGAGCTAAATTAAAACGCTGGCGACAAGTACTACTAATTTCGTTATTAACAAAGATTGGTCTTTTAGATGCAATAGAAAGAGCATCGACTTCGCTTGAAACACTTGGAAAAGTAGTCACAAAAATTCCAAGCATTTCAGTCAATTGAGTCATATCGCTAATAGGTCCCAACCCTAAATTAAAATATTTTCTAAATTGAAGCGCAGCATTTTCAATATCTTGAAAATTCTTTACAGATTCAACAGAAGGTATTGAATACTTAGGGAGCCTTAAATTTGCCTCTATAAATTCTACTAACCTTTTTAAATATTCACCCTGAGCGATCACTGATTGCTTTGTAAAAATTTTGGCAGTTTTGTTGCTTCGAAAATTGATTTGTTCTTCTTGTAAAATCGGATGAGAACTGTAAAAAATATCCGTTTTTACATTGAAGAAGTTGCTAAGTACATCAATTAAATCAGGTGTAGGAACAACTTGGTTCATTTCAATTTTATGCAAGAATTGGCGTGACTTACCAACATGAATTGATAAGTCCTCTAAAGACAAATGATTAAATTGACGTAAGAGCCGCAATTCTAGACCATTAAAATAAGTATTCATTTTCTCATCAACTTTTGCCTATTTGCTGTTGAAGATTTACTTGATTCCGCTTGCATCATCTAAATCATCATCAGCTAATAGATCATCAATATTATAGCGTTTCAATTCTGCTGGTTCTGGCAATATAGCCGCTGGATCAAAAATAAATCTAGAAGTCTTATTAGATGTCCAAGCTGTAATCGGCTGTAATTTCTGGTTAAAACCAACAAAAGCGATAAATGTTTCTTCGTCATCAGTTTTAGCTGGAACCAAAATGAATCGCCAAAAAACAGGAACTTTTGAATCAGATTCAAATAATTCTAGATTGTAACTTTGCTTAAAAAAGTTTGGTCTTTTCGGTTTTAAATGATCAGATTCTTTAAAAAAACGGATACCAGGTGTGTTTCCAATTTTAAAGGTGAATTTATTTGAAGAATCTTCTAAATATGTTGGAGATGGGGCATTACCACTACGAATTTCACGAGCAAACCTATTACGGCATCTTCCAAAAATTGCACAACTGATAGTGTAATTATCATCATCTTTTCTACTAAGATCTTGAGTAGTTTGTGAAAAAACTTCTAACATATGGTTAGCAAAAAAGCTTAATGTTTCATCATTCAGTGATGCATCATAATAGCTTGGAGGGGGATTCTTCGATAAATCCATAATTAAGTCCTAAAGAGATTTGGGTAATCAAAATTTATTGCAAATTTTGAAAAGTGTCAACTAAAACTTTTTGCAATTTTAATTATTTGTCACCCAATATTTATCATGGAAACTACAATTATTTCTTAACTGAATCCTTATACAGTTGCAAGTTGCGCTGTATTAAGCACAGTCCTGCTTTGCTCATACTTTAAAACGTCTTTCTTTTTATATGAAACACGTCTTCCAATTTTCGAAAAAGGCAGTGATGATTGATCACAACGCATTCTGGCTAATGTCCATGGTGAGCAATCTAAATAAAGCGCCACAACTTCTTGGGGGAATTTTTGCTCTTCATTAGCCATAATGAAACGATCCAAATATTCTTGCTGTTCTTTTTCAGAAAGATTTCTCAAATCTTTTAACATTCACGCCACCATTCTATAAATACGTTTAACTTCATGATCCAGCTCATCCATTGCAGAGTGACCTTCTTTGAAATATTTCAAAAGCATTAGCTTGTATCGCTCTTGAGCTGCTTTGTTCATCACACCTTCGTTGCTTACTGAAAGGGTGGCTTTATTACCTTTAATAAGGTTTACTCCGTGTGGTGTACCTTTACCGCGATATCCCGCATTTACGTTGAATACAATGAACTTTTCGAAAAGCTGCTGGGGTAGCAGCTTTGGCTCGAAAAGAAACTCTGGAGTAATCTGTTTCGACATTAGAGGGGTTCCTCCAGTAAATAATCAGGTTCAGCATCTGGTTGAGAACCTGCTGGATTCTCTAATTCAAAACGGCGTTTTCTCACATACCCCATAAGCTTCGGTTGAATCTGTGGATCTCGTGCAGCCACATCTATTTCAAGTGCATCCAAGGTAGTAAGATCTGGTGCATTTTGGATCTGAACCATTAGAGAAGGCGGTTCACTCTCTAAAGGTTTTTCATTCGCTAGTTCTGTTAAACGCTTATGAGTAGCTTTGAGCAATGGGTCCATTTGTTTGTCAGACCATGTACGTGTATAGCGATAAACTGCATTAACTTCATCAGGTGTTTTTGACTCCCTAACTCGTTGCAGAAGGGTATCAAGGTTTTTTTGATATTCAGGATCAACTTTCGGCTCGTTAGTTTCTGGAACTAACAGATCCTCAGATGTGGTGACATTTGTTTGTTCGGTAATAACAATTGTTGGCTGAGTTTCTGCAGAAATAACGTCACTAGGCTTTTCTGCTTTTGATTTTTTGCCTCTCTGTTTTTTAGGTTCCTCACCAAGACGAATAACACTTAAATCATTGTTGATTTCAATACCGAGTGCTTTTGAAAAAGCTTTTAATTGAAGCTTGGCGTTTTCGGCATCACGCTGAACAAAACCACTATTAATAGATTCAATTAATGCGGTGGTTTTAAAATTCACGACGTAAATAGAAGGCGAATATGTAGCAATTACAAAAACATCCTGTCCTTCTTCATACTCATCAATAGTTAATGGCTTTGTGAATGTAATGCCAGCCAGCTCAGTGGTTTCGATTTTGATGCAAAATTCAAAACCCGGTTTACCAAACACAGAAGCGGGGAATTGATCTAAATCGGCAAAGTCCAACATGTCTCCAGCTGGACGACAGAGAACAGTTTTACCTTTTTGAAGAGCTGTAAATGCTTCAGATGCTGTTAATAGATTATTCATGCTGTCATCCCAGTTTTAGCCAAAGTTTCAATGTCTTGTTTAACTGCTGTTAGCTTTGCCGCTTCAATTTGTATAAGGGCATCTATGCCGAAGTGCTCACAAACTGTTTTTACATCGAGGCCACGTTCAGCAATAAAGTTTTGGAGTTCATCTCTTTGTTGATCTGAGATACCGTTAAATTCTGGTGGACTAATCCAAGTGCCACGTTGCTTATCAAACGTGCAATTCAATGCTTTAGCTCTCATTAACATTGCTTGGCGCATGTTCTGGTAATACATGTGTTCTTTATCAAGGGACTCTGTTAATTGATTAAGGTCACCTGCATGCTCAGCTTCCTCACAGCTTTGTTTCCAGTTTTCTAGCTCTTCTTGGGCTTTAGCTGCTGCAAGTTGTGCAGGCGTTAAGGTGTTAATGTGATCTTTAGCTTGAGTAATCAGGTCAGCCAAGAAAGTAGGATGTGCTTTAAGATCTGGTACCCATACTTCACCGGTTTCACCGCCTAAAGCACCTGAGTTTTTCGCATGATGTGTAGGCGAAGGTTTGAAATTAATAACGCGGGCATTTTTACCTTCACCTGTAGTAACAGTTGTTAGATAACCCATGACATCTGCGATACGGTAAAGCTCGTTACGGTTTTTACCACCTAGATCTGGTCGGTAAATAATTTGATCACCGTTTTGATCTTCTGATGCGTGTGCAATGAAAACAACATCTTTGCCTAGACTGATTAAAGTGTTGATGTATTGCTTGAACGTTTGGTTTGCTAAACCTTGAGCCTTTAACTTTAAAGAACCATCTTTTTGACGGTTATTTGCCGTAAGTAACAGATGGGTTTTAATGCATTCAAGCATTGCACCTACGGTATCAATGACTACGGTTTTATATGGTGCTAAGTCCTGCGGAGTAAGGTTTGCAACATCACTCCATTGTTGAACCTGTACTACCGCACCACGACGTAATTCACCAGTACGGTGAGCACCACGGTCAAAGTCAAAAGAAATTGCTTTTTCCGCAGTAAAGCCCATTGATGATTTACCTAAACCCGGATCAGCGTATAGGTACACAATAATTGCTTGAACCAATAAAGTTTGGTCAGCAGTAATAATCGGTAGAGCCATTTTTATTATCCTCATCTAGAGCCGGTGAAGCCGCGCTTAGTTTTATAAGCTTTGCGGTCATAAGTAGGGATGTTTGTTTCACGCAGTTTTATTGCGAGCTGCTTTCTGCGTTGAAAGTCGATTTCTTGTGTGAGTTCATTCCAAACTTTTGGATAGTCGGTTTGAAACTTATACACATTTAAAGGCGTCTTAAATCCGTCTTTAACTTTGTAAAGAACTGAGCCATTAGCATTAGATGCGTACACTTGCCAGCCAATACGAACAGAGTAGAGACCCTTATCATCACGGCCTAAAAATGACTTGTAGCCGTCAGGATGTTTTTTGAAATTAGACATGTTCAGCTTCCTTACATTCACATGTACCAACAAAGGCATAGGTAAGCGGGCTTGGAGCATCAACTGGAGAAACATCCTTAATATTTAAAGGAATAATTTCTTTTCGATATTTAACTAAAACCACATCACCTTCACGGCAATCGACAATTCCTTCTCTTGAAGAAAAATGAGCAGATTTAGAAGATTGGGTTACTCTGCAAAATGAAACCTCATCACCAGCTTTGATTTTTGAACGGTCAACAGGAATCATCTTCTTGCAAGTAGGGCAGTTGTAATCTTTCATTAAGCTGCCTCCAACCATTTATTACGGTCGATAAAGCCAGCCAATAAAATATTTATGTTTTTATGGTCGTCATGATTGGTGAAATCATTCCAAGGTTTGCCGCTTAAGTCTGTTACTGACTCAATAGCAAGGTTAGTAATTTCAGCCGCTGTAAAGTCAGATCCAGCTACACCGTAGTTATCTGCTACCCCGTCAAAATCAAAGCTTACGTATAGTTTGAAGCCGTCTATACGGATAACAGCTACACCAGTTTTTTCACCTGTTTGCTTAATACCTAAAAGTTCATATTCAGAAGCAACTACTTGTTTGCTTTCATATGAGTAATTAGAAGGGACGCTAGAATTAGCGGTACGGTATTCACAAGAACCCAAGGCTACAAGTACAGCAATTGCTGTAACACCCGTTACCTTGATATGGTTGAATGGAATTGCATTTACGTTCATAATTGATCTCGCAGTTTGCAAAAGCACATCGGACCTGGGGAGGGGCGGTGTGCTTTTTTGATGTCTACGAGATAAATATAAGAAAACTTAGTTTTATTGTCAATAAGAAATCTTATTTTAATTTAAGAAAGCTTACTTTTATGCTTTAATAGACAAAAGAAAACCCACACGGGGTGGGTTGGATGGAGTTTGTTATGATCGCTAAGAATAAAAGAAACAGTTGTTGTGCACGCCTAGATATTTGGGATGAATCTCCAATAATTTTAGAAGGCGAGCTAAAGCTGATTGTGCTGGAAGCGCTATATGCTGGTGAATTAGATTTAGAGTGGAGACGCGAGTTCTTTTCAGATGCCATTGAAAAGTTAGAAAAACTAGCAGGTCACCACCCAACTCCTAAGCGTGCTTCTTAAGTGTAATTTCTGAGCGGAAGTTTCTATTTGACTTAATGTTATCAAGATAAAATTGGTCTTTGTCTGTTGATGATATGAATTTATTTATCGTATCCCTATCCATCATTGTATAGCAGATCCTATCACTGTTTTTAAGATCAATTTCAAGAGCATGATCGTTTAAGACAATATAGAAATTAATTAGTTCAGAATTAATATTTACAATTTTACTCACGTGAAATACTCCTCCCGATATGTTTTTAAAGGATCGTGTCGGGTCACGATAGGTAAGTTTATGAAATTAGAAAATATAGTAATTATAGAAAACAGACTTTTCCAAAACTCAACTCAAATTTACTTTGAAAATTTTCCATTTGATGGTGATGAGTTTTATGTGCCAGTTGGTGATTACACTAAGCCAATTGGTTTCCTAAAGTTTAAGCAAATTGCTAAGCCAGGCTGCTTTGAATTATCCGAATTAGTGTCCCTAGATTATCCCAGCCCAAATCCACAATTTTCGTTGTCAGGTGTTTTATACTCTCGCCAGAAAGCGATCGAAGCCCATCAATCAATTTGCGCTTATCAGCAGGCGGTAAGTCGGCTGCCATAATTTTAGATTCAAGAATAGCTTTCAGTTGAACAGCTTCAAACTTAACAGTTACAACTCCAAGAATTGCAGATAAGCCGCCATCATCAGCTAGAAAATCAGCTCCCTTCTCGGTTAGGCGAGGATGATGAAGTGTGAATAAATGGTTTTGATTTCCACCAAAACCCATAGTTAAATCAATACTGTCTGGGTGAAGGAGTCCATGAGACTGTAAGTAAAATAAATTGGCATAAATCTTACTGCATTCATACTCATCTAGATTCTTAATTTCACATGAGAAGTCGTAAGCTAATGGGTATGTTGAAGCCATTTTATTCATGAGTTCAAGTTGTAAATGTCTGTCTAGTAGCACAGTTTATTTCCCTAATGGTGTTTTAAAGTACCGCGTTGGGTCACGGTCTCAATTACACAAAAAGCTGGATCCGTTTAAATTCCTTATTAGCCTCAATATGACTTCTATAAAATTTATCTTTATCTTCTGAATCAATGAACTCTTTGAATGTAGTTGCTTCAAGAAGTCTGTAAATAAACCTTTCACCTGTCCTAAGTACTACTGTTAATAAGAAGTGTTGATAAAGAACGTGGCTGATATTACGGGAATTAATTTCAATTTTTTGCATCCCCTGAATTCCTTTTCATTTGTAAAGCTTTCTATAATCAATGCGAATAAGGATGTTCTTGTCTGTGCTGACTTGGCGGCACGATATCTGTAATAGCGGTAATACTTTCAACCTCGTCCATTTCAAAGAAAAATCGCTCACCACCATTCACAGAAAGCAAACTTAAAACCCCACCATTGATGCCGACAAATTCTTTAATTGTGCATCTTCCATCCTTCAAGCACACCTGAACAAACTCATTTGGCACAAGATCTGCATCAGGGTCGCATACAACATACCAGCCATTACGAATTGCTGGAAACATTGAGTCGCCAGTGCCTTTAATGCCATAGGCTCTTGGTCCTGCTGAGTGAGTTGGAACATACCCATCTCCAGCATTGCCTTCATAACCCATATCTGTGAAATAGCCATCCATGCCCATCTTGGAGTAAGCCTTAACAGGAACATATCTTTTTTGGGTGGGGAATGATTTAACAGGTGTTTCAAGAAATTTAACAGCATCTTCGCTATCGGGAATATTGTATTTTTTCTTAAAAGCTTCGATATCCAGAACTTTCAATTGTGTAACAGTGCTATCCAACTTAGGGCCGCTTTCATCTCCATTAGTTATATATGAAGTCGACACTCCGAAATAAGCGGCCATTTTGCTTAATGGGTCTGCTTTAGGAGCATAAGCATCTTTCTCCCAACCAGTGACATTGGGCGCACTAACTCCGGCGATTTTTGCCAACTCGCCTTGGGTTAATTTCTTTTCTCTTCGTAAGGCGCGAATACGCTGACCCATAGTTTCTAGATTCTTCATATAAGTTATCTTACATCTTGCAAAAATAAGTTATCTTTGTTTTAATACTAAGAAATCTTATTTTTGAGGTTGCACAAATGACCAAACAGGAAGCTTATGAGTTGCTTGGTGTCAATGGTGTTGGCTTAGCAAAGTTATTAGGAATTGAGCCACCTGCTGTTTACCAGTGGCCAAATGAAAAGATTCCTTTAGCTCGCGAATACCAAATCAGAGATTTGGCAAATGGCAAAGAACCAATCAAACGAACTACTTCAAATGCTTAGGACCTAACCATGAGCAAATTATCAGTTGATATATCTGCAAGCGCCAGAAATGGCGTATCCCGCATATTGCATGGTCTTGATATGAGCAATCAAAAAGAGATTGCTGAACAATTAAAAGTTGATCCAAGCACTATTACTCGGCTTAAAACGGATAAGAAAAACAATGGCTTGAATGAAATTGAAATATTTTGCGAGCTATTGAGTTTACTTGGTTTAAAAGTCGTTCCTAAAGATTATCAGAGCATTGATAAAGAACGTGTTGCTGCACTTTTAGTTATGTCTAAAAGCTGGATGAACCGTATAGAAACGGTGGATGACTTATTTCATGACGAAATCAGTGGTCAAAAAGAAAAGCTTGGATATTAAAAAACCACTACCTGCGCGAACAGGAGTGGTTAGGCATTCAATTGAGGTGGATCAAATGAACACAAACAATTTATCAAATCAAACAACCGAACGCAACCAGCCAGAATTTTTAGTGGGTGACGTTGTAGTGCTTACTAAAGAGTGCCGTACTTTCAAATCAAATGATTTGTTTGAAGTTAAAAACAAAACTTTGACTAGTTTATGGACCATCAAATCAGAGAATCATTTGATTCTAGTTTCTTCAAAAGAAATCCGCACAGCAACAGTTGCTGAACTTAACGCCAAACGCCGACTAACAAGCGCTGAGCAAGCATTAGCGGAGGTGTCATGAACAGCTTTACACAGCAAATCAAAGATTCTCGTCAGCAAAGTGAAATCCAATCTTTTTACGAGCCTGCATTGCGAGTGCTTGGGCACCTATTTGAGGTGAAAAAGCAAAATTTACGTAACAAAGGTTATGACGAAAATAATGCGGCGGTAACCAAAGTTGAATTTTCAGAGGCTATGGCTCGTCAATTTCGCATAACGCAGTGGTTAGCACAACAGATTGTAACCAGCTTAACCAAAGCGTGTTTGGTTGATTCGTTTGGTGGCTATGTTAAGCCAAAGGATGGTGAAAAGTGAGATATGCAGCAAGAAGAAAACAGGATATTTCCGTTTCCACCACACCGCTAGAGGTGGTAATTCCACTGGAACAACCAGTAAAGATCTATTCGGCTAAAGAATTAGCAGCTATGCCACTTTCAGTTATGAATGCCGCAATTGAGGCTCAGGAAAGATTTTATCAACTTGAAGAATTAACCCATATGGGGGCAGGCTATAGCAGTTCGCCGTCTCATGGAGGATGGGCACAAACTAATTCAGGTGAAAGAAAAGTCTCGTATTCGCTACAAAATCAACAACGAATTTATTCCTCCAAGAATTATTCGTCAGTTGGAAATGCGCGGTCTTGTAAAATTAGGAGCAGTCACTGATGTATAAATATCTCCACCATATCAGCGACTTTATGGTTGCTACAGCGCACCTTAGCCCAGTTGAAGAGTGCTTTTATCGCCGTGCTCTCGATTT